ACATCTTCTTGAGCGCTCTGTTCTACATCATACAGCCTCATTTTAGATTTATCAACGCCTATAACAAATCTTCTATGAATACCTGGATCACCAAAACGGTTCTTTAACTGCTTGACCATAAATTGGTTTAGTTCTTGTAACTCCTCTGAACTTATTAGTGCGACCATGAAGTCAGCAGTGGCTGGTAAACCAAAGGACTCTGATGTATCTTCTAACCCAAGATCACTACTTGTAAAACCACTTCTGGTTGTCTGAGTAGCTGTAACTATGGGTACATCAAACTCGACAGCAAGACCACGAAGTTCTTCTGCAATTGCCTTAATGTATGTATATGAGTTTACATTCGCCCCATATTTTAATCTTGAAGATACACATATGTTTAGATAGTCGATATAGATTATATCTGGTTTGAAGTTTCTCTTTAACTTTAACTCATTGAGAAGATGGCGCATATGTCCAGCACCAGCAGAAGCTGTAGGATACTCTTTAATAATCAACTTACCATTAGTCTTCTCACGAACACGATCAATTTTCTTTTGATATGAATCACGAGGTAGCAGTGATAAATCATCTACCGTAACATTGAGCATGTTAGCATCAATACGTTCTGCAATACGCTCTTCTGCCATCTCCATTGTTACATAAAGAACATTAAGCCCTTTGGAAAGGTTAGATGCAGCACAATGACACATGAAGAGAGACTTACCAACACCAGTACCAGCAAGTACAACATTAAGAGTTTTATTCGGTAGTCCACCTTTGGTAATCTTATTAAAGTACTCCAAGTCAAAAGGGACACGTTTTTCTTTCTTATGGTAAAAGTCATATCGGGAATCATAGTCTTCTAAGAAGTCATGTCCGATATGTGAATCGAATGATACAGCAAGAGCATCAGACAGCAGCTGTGGTATCGCTCCCTTACTATGTGCATCCTTATCACCATCAAGAATCTGGATCGATTTCATGACAGCATTATAGATTGCTTTATCTTGACAGAACTTCTCTGTCTGATTAACTAGCCACTCCATGTTAGTGTTAGGAGTATCATCCAACTCACCAACCATTGTTTCTAACTCACTAAAGTAACCAGCTATCTCTCTATTATTATCAAGCTCGATAATGAGAGCTTCTTTAGTTGGGAACTTGTTATACTCCTTAACAAACCCATCAATGCCTTCATATAGAGCTCTTACAGTTTTATCCTGAAAGTATTCAGACTTTAAAAAAGGAATGGCCTTGCGGCCATACTCCTCATTATTTAATAGGCTGGAAAGTATTAGTTTCTCTATCATATTGTTCCAATGTAATTACACGAGTACCACTAGGTGTTTTTCCAAGATAGTCAAGTAGTTCTCTGTCATTAAAGAAGTACCTGAATCCTTCTGCATTACTCTGACTCAGAAACTTGATCTTGTACTGCTCCGACTTGGGATCCATAACTATATTCCTTCTTTGCACATTCTTCAAGTTGATCTAAGATTTCTTGGGTGAAGTAGTTAGCAGGGTTAGTGTTGATCTCCTTACCAAATACTTTACGACCATCAGGGAGCTCATACCGTGTGGATACTTTCTTAATGATGTTGTACTTCTCTGCTAGTTCTAATAAACCAAAGTAGCGATCTAAGCCTTTGTCGTAAGTAAGTAACACAGTTGCGTCTTGGTTCTCTTTTGAGAGTCTGGACTTGTATGTTTTGATTTTAATTTGGTTACCGATGATGTCACCATCTCCATCCTTTTCTTTCTTTTTGGAGAGCATAGCAATAGTGCTGGCAGCATACTTGAGACCTGTTCCGCCTCCGAGTTCTTTTGTGGGTACATAGGATCCAATCACTTCATAGACATGGTTAGTAACTAGCATTGGTACTTTCACCTTTGCCAACTTCAATGTCAGAACACGGAAAGCAGCTTTAATGACTTGCGACTTTGTCATATCCCTAACATCTTTACCATCAAGAGAATCTTCCATCTCTTTTGATGTTGATAGTAATCCTAAGCTATCCAGAACGAACATCATCTTTGGACGAGTATCTTCTGGCTGCTTCTCATAAGCCTCTATTAACTTTAAGGCATGAGTCTTAAACTTTTGTATGGTATCTGGTTCTGCGATAATGACACGTGTAGTATCAATACCACGTGATTCCATCATTGCTTTCGTGACTGCTGCTTCGGTGTCGTAGTATACGACTGCTGCGTTTGGGTTCTTGTCAAGGAAGGCTCTAACGATACCAAGTACGAAGAAAGTTTTACCAGTAGCGGACTCTCCTGCAAAAGCAGTAATTTTGTTATCAGGTACGCCGCCATAGATGCTACCAGAGAGAAGAGCGTTGAGAATATAGCTGCCAGTATCAATACAACCAGAATACTCAGCACTACCACCGCCGTCACTGGCCAAATAAGTATCCTCATCACCAATCTCCTTAATCAAACTTTTCAAAAAACTCATACTTTATCCTTTACTCTTAGGTGCAAAACGCTCCGAGGCTGTAAAACCCAATCCACCAATCACAATGTAAACCATCGTATCATATAAAAACTGATCAATCTTTAGTCCCCATCCTAAATTGGCAATGAATGCTATACTACATAAAATGAATGCAAAGAAGGTAATAGTTCGTTTACTACTGATCTCGCCGTCACCATCTCCTAACATACTACTAAAGAAACTCATGTTATCTTCCTTATCTGATTTTTATCTATCGTTACCTTACTACGGTTAATCTTTCCAGTCAACTCTTGTAACTTCTTGTGACGTATCTCAGCAGCTTTGTCGATACCCTGTTCAAGATTATATCTTCTTGTTGTATTCATCTTGTTGATACGCTTCTGTCTAACCAATCCGTTATTAGCAGCAATCAATAACAACACTGCTAGCGGATCAAAAACAGTGACGATAATGATGATGACCCATCGTACCGTTTTCTCCAGAAACGAATCATCAGCCCTGTCCACAAAGAGCTCTGCGATATACTTGATAGGACCGACCTCCTTCTCAATAGATTTAACTTGCGAGACAAGTGGGGCTTTCTCAACATTAAGTTTCCCGACCTCTGCTTGTAGAGTCGAAATCTCTTCCATGATTCTGCTACGTTCCTTCTGTTGGGAGCGTCTGATTGCAACTGCTCTCTCTGCACCCTTCGAGTCTTCTGTCCGTGCCATGACCTGTTCAACCGCCTGGTCAAACTGTTTAAGAAGTGTGCGATTGGCATCGATGTTTTCATTTATAGCCTTTATCTTCTCTTCGTAGATACCTAGCTTAGCAGATACGTCACTTACAGATGCTGCTTGCTCTAAGTGTGCCTTTGATAGATATCCAAAAGTTCCCATTGATGTAATAATCATCAGTATTATGATTGATGCAACGAGGTAATATCTGATGACGGCTGGAGCAGCTTTCCAGTTTCGATATGTCCATGATGTGGCAACCACCTTAGCTGCCTCCAACATTGAACCCATTACAACAACAGGCCAAAAGGACGCAGCAAAGATAGCTGTCAAGCCAAGTATGGAAAAGTAGGCTGCTACAGAGGATAAACCAACGGCAACCAATAGGGCTAGGTAGTTAATCATTTTCGACTATTTTGTTTACCTTTGCAATGAATGTGGTCATCTTCTTAGTCCTATCTGGCCAGTAGATATATTCCTTACTATCATCTTTCTGCAGATTCATTAACAGAGGCATAATTAGTTTATAAAGAGCCTCCAGTTTATCTTTATACTCTTTGGAAGTCAACGATAATTCTTCTTCCTTCTGTTGAACTTGTTGTTGGAGCTGACGCTCCATTGATCTCAGTTCATCTTCGCTTACAGCTGAAAAGCCAAAGTCGTTACTATCATCTAACTCTATACTGATTTTAGCCATTGTAGTCCTATCCAAAGAATTGTTCTAGTGTTGCTCTACGGGTTTCGTTTATATCCCAGCCAATAACATCAAGGATACCTTTGATTGGATCCAGGAACGACTTTTCGAATTGGATGTCGTAGTCAATGTAAGGTTCTATTTCGAACTCTCTGGGAATTGCTGATACACAAGAAATAACTGTAT